GTTTTATAATAGAATCTGCTAAATTCATTGGTGTAGACCTTTTCCTAAAGTAAGGCAATACATATTTGTTATTATTTGCATCTATAGCTACAGAAACAACTGTTGAATAGTCAGCAGTTCTTTTAGTTGATGAAGCAGGGTCTACTCCCATAAAAATATTAACAGGCAATATCTCTTCACATTCTACTCCGTCTTTCTCTTCAAAACGCATAAAAGCTTCATTGTCTTTATTATACTCAAGTTCACCTTTATAATATTTAAAATATTTTTCTTTAAACAATTGGTCTTCATCACCCACTATCTCACATAGATATTCACGATAGAAAACAGATATACGATTAATAGATTCTAATTCTATTTTCTTTTGTTCTAGTTTTTTAATTGGTTGCCAGTCTTCCCATAGAGCAATGCGTTTACTCATATTGGGAGAGAAATGCATATTCTTCCAACCTTTCATTTCTTTTAAAGTTTCAACTAAACATCTTTGATGTTGAGGTGTTCCTATAACTGCAATCTTACCAGTACGAGGGTCAACTGAGGGAACAGCAGATTGAAGTAACCATCTTAAGTTTCCTTCCATTGCTTCTGAAGTCTTTGTATTCATTTCATCTTCTGGGTCATCAACTACTATTAATGTAGGTCTTTGGTTTCCTACCTTTATTCCTCTTAACTGCTGTCCTGTACCTTTACATATAATCATAGAACCATCTTTTAATCGTACTTCTGTCTTTGCCCAAGAAAAAGCAGAGTTCATTCCCCAATAACCAAACAAAGAACGAAAAGGAGTAGAGTAGTCTAATACATCTTTTATTGTTCCTAGTAGTTTAACAGCATGGTCTTGAGTCCTAGATACTAATACAATTAATTTTTTTCCTTTATCAAACATTAAATGATATAAAGGATATACACCACCTACAATAGAAGATTTAGCGTGACCACGTGGAGCAATAATGTTTACTTGTTTTATTTTATTGTTCATTAGCACTTGAGCTATCTCATCGTGGAAAGCAGGGCTTTTAGCTGAGAACATATTTGGTATAACAACTCTACCAAACAATACCATGTTTGATTTCAGCTTATCTAGTATATCTTTTTTATCAGTCATGTTTTTAAATACTTTGTTATTTGATACTTACTCATATCTTTAGGACATTCTGGCATAGTCTCAACTATACAATGTTTTAATGAGCCACCAATTAATCCACACCTTAGTATTTCCTTGTCTTGAGTTGCAAATGCACACATTCTTTTAATTTTAGGGCAATAACTAAACATCTACATTAATAACAAGAAGATGGTAACTCATCTCGTTCAAGTCTTTTAATTAAATCGTCAATATACCATCTAGCTTTTTTTAAATCTTTTATATCATTACCTTTAAAAGGACATCTTACAATATATTTTATAATATTACCTCGAAACCAATCCATCTGCCAAGAAGATATAAAGTCCGTAACCTCTATACCTTTAGTATAATGGTCAGGATGATTTACATCTTTATCTAAAGAATCTTCAAGCAAGTTCTCTGGTGCTTCCGTCGTCATCTATATCTCCCTCTGTTTTACGTGACATAATTAATTTTTTTTCTTCTGTTTCTATCTGGTCTGATATTTGCGAAGTCATATCTATCTGCATTGTATCAGTTGTTATACGTTTATTAGGTTTCATTTCTAATAAATCCATAAACGAGTCAGTAGCTTTTAAGATATTGCCTACATCTTGTTTACTTTCTGCTATTTCAATAGCACTTAACATCTTATCTAATACAAATGACCTAGTAATTCCTTTTTCCGTCATAACTTCTTTTAATTTATCTTCTATCATACCTTTTACCATTTTATTTTTAAATAATCTTTTAACACTTAAGTCTGGTCGTCGCTGTTCAGGTCTATATACGTTTCCTAGTATATTCCAATCAATCTGATATGGCGACATAAGCTGTCCAATATAAGCATTAACTACATTCTTTGTGCGTAACTGTTTAGATTCTCTTTCTCCCCAGTTTAGTGGCTTTATAAGCGAGTATATACCCATCTCGTAGTTAGGTAAGAAGTTTAGCTTTAAGTCTTTTCTAATCCATTGTACACCATAGATAGTTTTAACAAATACCTTAGCTTTATTATATTCTTTACGAAAGACACATTCCCCTACATACCCATCATCGGATAATGCCATATCCCCTACTTCTGCATCTTGCCATCTAATATAACTTATCCCTTTATCTTTACATTCTTCCTTTGTCCAAATGTTGTGTGTTGTGTATTCATTATTAAATCTTCTTTTGATTTGAATCATATGAGTTTTAGATTAATATATAATATATTTATTGTACATTATAGTATTACGTTATAACTTATAACGTTAATTCTTATAAGCTTAATACATATATATACGTTACATTATAATGTAATACGTTAATCCATGTTTCCTAGTTTTGGGTGAATCGAATGGTTCATTTGCATATCTATTAAAGTTTCTACAATGTCTTTCTCAGCTTCGTACGATTCGTAATCGTTTCGAAAGCCTTCTATTGCATTCATTGCCTCTTCTTCGTTTAAAATTCCATCTTCAAACTTACCAGTCTTAACGTTAAACACTTCAAATTTTATTTTTCCCATACCTGCAACTTAGTCTTTAAGTAATTATATTATCAACCTATATTGTTGAAGTTACAATTTTTATAAAATTTCTGTAAAAATTATTTGTAGACTGGGAGTGGGAGAGAAGTAGATAGGTACACCCCTTTGTTTTTAGGGTTGGGTTCTCTTTTTGGGTTGAAAGTTAGATTTGAGTTAGAACTTAGTTGAAAGGTGAGATGCTTCGTCCCTCAACATCTCTCAATACATCTAATACCCACCCGCTTGTGTCAACTCGCACTCCCTAAGGCTTACGCCTTACCCCCGTGCAGAGGACACACGTTCCACGCACACATATATATAGACAATACCTTACTCTATGATAAGGAGTACCTACGCTACGCCTTCTTTATGCACTATACTTCATAGTGTGTTAATTAACTGAACGGAGTACCTAATGATTAATCGTATACTATACAGACTATATTGTTTCTTCTATTCATCTTATAAGGTTAGAAGTATGATAGCTAGGTTGGCTTGTCCACATAATGCTGAAGAACACTTTTGGCACGACGGATGTGTTGAATGTTCCTTCGATGATGAAGATATAGCTTACCTCAAGTATTGTGAAAAGAAAGGTGTATGTCCTGAATCAGGTCAACCATTGCATCCTGTTACATTTCATTATCCTACCTCTACCAATCCAAATGGGTGGACGGAGAAGAGATGTACTGATGCAAGTTGCCGATGTGACCAGATGTATTAACCAATTAGGGTGTAGTTAACGCTACGCCCTTTTTTTGGTATAGAATAACCTATATCATATTTAAGGAGTACTTAAGAATGTATAGTAAACTAGTAAAATCTGTGGCTAATGTAATGTATGGTTCTGTTGGGACATTTGTGTGGACTAGTAAGAAAGTATCTGAAGGATACAACACAGTTGTTAAAGAAGGTAAGGATTTCCATCAGGACATTAAAGAGGCTTATAATGTTAAGAGAGCTGAGAAAGCTATTAAGAATGTTGCTTGGAAAGAACAGTAAGTAAACTAATGGGTGTAGTGTGTTTAACGCTATACCCTTTTTTTAGTACCTAATTAATTAACTTAAGGAAATAATCTTATGGAAACAGTCACACTTAACCAATATATGTTCTTAGGAATATTAACCATCTCAGTCTTTAGTTTGTATTTTAACTTCTTTCTATTTTACAAATGGCATAGAAGTATAGTATCGCAAGAACTACAAGATAATCAAAGAAGACGTAATTCTCAAAGAATAGCACAGCTTGAGGCTAGTATCTTAGAAGGAGATTACGAAAGTGACAGGTGGAAATCTAATAAATCAATACAGGAAAATTATTTTCCAAGAATCAAGGAGGAAGTATGAGTATAAATGAAATAAAATACTTAACAGATTATGAAGAGTATTTAATGAATCTGTG